GCTCTACCTACAGGGGCTTCTACGGAAACAACATCAGCAGCTATTTTGGCAAAAATTATTACCTCTCCTGCGACTGAAGCAAAACAGGACACAGGGAATAGTTCTTTATCTACGATTGCTGCGAAGGACTTTGCAACAGAGACATCTCTTGCAGCTCTTCTAGCTAAAATTATTGCAGCTCCTGCAACAGAAACTAAACAAGATACTGTTATTACAGCTGTAGGAGGAGTAACTGAAACAGCCCCTGGAACCGATACAGCCAGTTCAGGTTTAAATGGGCGTCTACAGCGTGTAGCTCAGAGATTAACCTCTCTAATAGCTCTTGTACCTACGTCTCTAGGGCAGAAGACTATGGCTGGAAGTCTTGCAGTCACAGTTGCAAGTGACCAATCTACTATTGCCGTATCAGCAGCTTCCTTACCTCTTCCAACTGGAGCAGCTCTTGAGGCAGGAAATTTAGCTACGATTGTAACAGACCTTGGAGGATTAACAGAAACTGCACCTGGAACTGACACTGCAAGTAGTGGTCTTAATGGACGTTTGCAACGAGTTGCTCAAAGAATAACTTCTCTTATAGCTCTACTTCCAACAGCCCTTGGTCAAGGTACAATGGCAACTTCTTTAAAAGTTGTGCTTCCGTCTGACCAATCTTCTATACCTGTTGCAGCTACACTTTCAGCAGAAACAACAAAAGTTATTGGTACTGTAACTAATAGCTCAAACGGACATAGCGCAACAGTTACAATAACACGTCCAAGTAATACTACTGCTTACACAGCAGGTGATGTAATTGGTGATACAAACGGTTCTGCTATCTTTACTTTTGCCTCTATGATTCGTGCTGCTGGAGAAGTAGAGATTACATCAATTGAATACGAAGTAGATGAGTCAGCTAGACCCTCTGGTATGGATATGTTTGATGTGAGACTATACAATGCCTCTCCTACAGCAATTGCAGATAACGCTGTCTTTGACATACCTTCAGGGGATAGGGGAAAATACCTTGGTAAAGTTCGTATTGGCGTTCCAATTGATGAAGGAAGTACACTCTTTATTGACAACGACTGTATTGGAAAACAAATCACACTCTCTAGTACAAGTCTGTACGTGATTTTGCAGACAGTCGGAGCTTATACACCAACATCTGCTGGTGTTAGTCGCCTTACTATTCATACAAGAGATATTTAATGTATCCGAATAAATCCTCATGGACTCCAAAAAACCTTTTTAAAAGAGGACAGAAAGGCCTTTGGTGGCAGTTTGCAAAAACTACAGGTCTTTATCAGGATAGTACGGTAACTACGCCAGTAAATGGAGCTGCACAACCTGTAGGTTTTTTCCCTGACTTAACTACAAACGCAATTAATGGCACACAAGCTACTTCCGCAGCAAGACCTACTTATCAAATAAGTCCCTCTCGTGTCACACTTGATAGGGTTGATGACACTATTAGTTTCACAGTACCAACTGGTGGTATTATAGGAACTATGATTTATGCAACTACGTTGGGAACACTAGCACATGGTGTGTCAATTCCTGCTGGTACTTATACTGTAGGAGGACTTTATGCACCTGTACTTGATATTGTCGGAATTATAATCAGAGAAGGAGAAATGAGTTGTGCAGAAATAGAGCGTTGTTATACTTATTTTAAATCAATAGGTGGTGGTCCTGCTGGAATAAGTGCATATAGGTCACAAACAAACATATCAAATATATTTAGAGGAACCGTTTCTGGAAATATTTTTGCTAAAGTTACAAATTTTCCTGTTTTTGCTACCAGTTCTACAACTAATTTTGTTAGTGCATTTAGAGGAATGACTTCTTTAACAAGTTTCCCTAGTATAAATACATCCTCTGCAACTTCTTTTTCGGGAATGTGTGATGGAAATACTTCTTTAACGTCTTTTCCTCTACTAACTACTACGAGCGTAACATCTTGTTCAACGGCTTGGAATGGTTGTACAAATCTAGCAACTTTTCCAGCTAATATGTTTGATGCAACTGGTTGTACAAACTTTTCATCTGCCTTTACTGGATGTGCGCTTACGCAGACAAGTGTAGATAATATCCTTGTTTCAATCGATACCGCAGGTACAAGTAATGGTACATTAAATCTTACTGGTGGAACAAACTCTACACCTTCAGCAACAGGACTAACTGCAAAGACAAATCTACAAGGTCGTGGTTGGACAGTTACGAATAATTAAGGAAACCTTATGAATGTTGAAAAAGTAATATTAATTGATCCAAACTATGTAGACCTTGCACGTAGAGCTGCTATAATTCTATCTCCTATACATGGTGCAGGTATGTTTCAAGTACCTGTATATGATTTTTCTGGAAACATCCACTATTACATCTCTAGTGGATGGATAGATGATGGAGTTATTCCTTTTATGACCAATGCAAATACTCTATATAATATTGTAAAGTCTTTTGCGACTCTTTCAGACTGTATAGGGTTAATCTCAACAGGTATTGTTTCAGACACTCCTCCGTATGATCTTCTCGCAGAACTAGGACTTACACTATTTCTGCTAGATGTCTGAGGAGTATCATCCTCCTCCTCCTCCCAACCAAACCAACGTCACGATTACTAACACAAACCAAACAACTACATCACTCTTCTCAAACTCAAACCCATCTATCTCAAAATCCCTCCAAGCAGATAAATCTGTAACTTCCTTTGTACTACATATCTTATCTAAGACTTTTAGTCTATCCTTCACAATTTTGGGAGATTTTTTCCACTTAGGACCTTTAGAGCTTTCTGCTTCCGTTCTCTCCATCTTCCTCTGTTCCTCTCTCAATCTCTTCCAAGTCCCCAACATTTCACTCTGATACTTCATCATTTCATCTCCTCTCGTTTAAACTTTTCTTCCCATTCCTTCGCATCTCGTACATATACCTTATCTTCTTCACCAATCTTACAGTACACAATAACTCTTACACCATCTCTACTATTTGTACAATCAATAGCGTTGTAGAGAACCTTGTATAAATTTCCTGTCTTTATATGTTTATATAGCCTCTCATTCATCTCATCTCTCCCAAACTCTCCAACTCAATCGGCCTTAGCCCTGTTCTCTCAGCACTTACACAGATATACCTACTGTCTGGAAGACAATTCCCATGTAAATCCCCAATCACATATACCTTACTCATATCTCACCTTCTCCTTCATACATCTTTTATGAATAACCCATTTTATTCCCTCAATTTCTCTAACCTCTCTATATCTAGCCTCTAATTTTACTTTACATACCTTGCATATCTCTACATTCAATCCATGTCTATTTAGTTTCTTTTCTACCTCTGCCCCATCAAAACGTAATTTCTTATCATACCATCCTTCATCTTTTGGAAAGTCTTCAGGAAAACCTTCCATAACCTTTATTAACTCTATGTCTATGAGCATAATACAAGCTTCAAAACTATACTTTCCTTTTTTAAACCTATTACATATACTCTGTACCTTTGGTTTAAAAGCTCTATAAGCTTTTTCATTCCCATAGCTTCCTTGCAAGACTTTAGAGTATGGGAATTTTCCGAGTAAATCTTCCTTTGTTATCTCATACATGTGTAAACTCAACTCTATCTCCTACTACCTTAGTTTTCAAACTAACTCCAATCCTATTATACATGTCTTTCAACGTCGGTTTAATTATACTTCTATGAAGCTCCTTGAATTGTTTATACTCACTACCCTTTAATCCTAATTGTTCTCTAATCTCTCCTTTTCCTAGAAAGAATCTACTCTCACGGGCAAGCTTCCATAGATATTTTTGTATAAGCAAATACATTGCATATCTATGCGTACTCTGTACCTCTATCATTGCTATATCTGCCATAAGAAAAGTTCCTTTAAGCATATTACCTGAAATCAATGGAATAAAGTCCTTGTTCCAGTTTATCAAGAGTACATTCTTCTCTTTCTCGTAAACAATCCCATGTATCAAATTTGTCACCAACGTCTTTCCATCAACCAACTTCAACTCTAACTTTATCTCATTTAACTTTGTTGCCATGTTGAAAGCACTTTCATAAGCCTCTGACAGTGTCAGATTACATACTTCTTTATACTTATATATATTCACCGGATAGTAGTCATATTCTCCATACTTAGTCCCTTGTCCTGTCCCTAAGAGACAACAGTTAATAAACCTAGTTGAGTATAACTCAATATCTTTAAATATCGCTATAGCGTTATGGTGAAGTTTTATTTCAGTTTCCATATATTCTCCTGAGTGCTTTGTTTATTTTATATTAAGGTGTAAGGTAAAGCAAGTTAATAATACACCTTAAATTATATAGTGGCATAGGTTAAAAGTTGGCATGGTTTTTGATTTCAGAAAAACCGTACACCTTTTTGGGAAAAACCCTACACCTTTTTGCACTTAAGTCGTTGAAATTTAACACTTTCTTTCACTACTACCATTGTAATTTGCAATTACATTTGGCGGGTGGTGAAAAGAGTAGCTATAGCTATATAAAGCTAATCTATCCTCTATCTAGCATAAGCTATTCTGAGGCAAAGCCTCCTCTATTCTATAAGCATAGCTTATTTAGTCTTCGTCTAGGAAAATTTAATATATACGCTTGGTCGCTGTAGTTACACTACGCATACAGTTTCAACATCCAGGTAGTACCTTTCTAGTCTACCGACCATACAGCTAGATAAAGGTGCCATCCTTGGCAAGGTTGTTAAAGCTATCTAAAGTTTATCTCAAGTATTGCATGAGCAAAGTGTTTGTCATCTGTACATGATATTGCTCCATGTACCTTTGCAAGTTTAATATAAACTTGATTTAACCTTTGCAGATTGCCAGCATTAAGCGTGTATCTTGCTTGTTTGACTGTATGATCGATGCAGACACGCTTAAGGCTATCATAGCAACGATTATCTGAGCGCTCAATGATTGTACTAGAAACTGGTACAGTGATGTAAGTAAGTGCATTTTTAAATGATTCGTATGACATTATGGTATCTCCAGTTGTATAAATCAGGATTGACTTAACTTGACTATAGGATAATCGCAAATGACAGAGTATGTCAAGAATTATTTTAACAACATACTGTGTTCCATGTGAAACAATCAAAGACTATCTACGTAGATAACATTACGCCAGCGCGCAAATTGTGTGATTTGCTTACTTGTTGTACGAGAATACTTCTCACGAGTAAGCACCCAGCAAGCTTGTACATCATCATAGTAACCTACTATCATACGATATGATACAAGGATTTTATTATACCCTGAATCATTAGGGATTCGTTGTGAACAGATAAACAACTGTTTACGATCAACCTGTATATGCTTTGCATAATCACTGAAGAGTGACTTTATCTGTTTAAGATTCATAATACACGCTCCGTTACGATGAATTGTTGACCAGCAAGCAAGGATTGTACAAGAGTCACACTATTTGATTGAACAATCCAAACATACTGTATAGTGTCAAAGTAAGCATGCACTTTGTACACGTCTGCAATAATAAGACGGTACCCTGGCAAGCCGTCAACTAGCTGACTACAAAGATAGACCGCCCCTGTAAGATGATGATACAGTTTGTAAACAGGGTATATTTGATTGACCTTTCTTAAAATAATCATGACAGGAATCCTACAATGACAACGGCTTGGATAGCCGCGATGATAATATACGATAGTATCAGTAAGACACTATCACGGTTAAATTTCGGTAAGTACATCGATCCTCCAAGGTGGGAATGTATCCCACCTATTATAGTTGTTGAAGCAAAGACTTAGTCTTTTATAGATAGGGTGAGGAAGTATCTCGCAGGTGATACTTGAATGAATCCGTCCATGCGAGCAGGTTGGACATTGATAGAGGTTAGCGGATACATACCATTATCTTTATTAGTTAAGGTTTGCAGTGCTTGAGTAGCATCTGGGTCCAGATCAAGACGCACGCAACCTGTAAGGGATTTATCACTAGAAGCTTTTAGTGCTTCAAGGTAAGGTGTAAGCGCAAGCATTGCAGCTTGTACACCAGCTTCTTTGCGGTATGCCTCATCAATCGCAGCCTGTCTATCGGATGGTAGTGATATTGCATCCTGCAAGCGTGCAAATATAGCCGCTTTAGTATCAGTATCACGTAATGATTTAATCACTGTAACAAGTTCCACTAAATCAAGTAATTCTATGTAAGACTGCCGCTCGAATGCTTCAGCGGTTAGGTAGTGGCCGATAAGTGGAGTGGTACTCACTTCAGAAGGTTTTGTACCATCTAAAGGTTTAAATTTGTTGTTAACCGCACCAGCTTTCCAGAATTGACTTTCAAAAGCCGGTATTTTAGCACCAGCATTAGATACGAGACCAAGTAAGCGAATAGGGGATAGTGTCTCGATTGTACCATCTGATACACGCCGTGCAGTGAGGATGTTATCATTATATGATAACTCTGTGTAATAAGTATCGAGAGCTGCACACTGAGCAACTGCAAGGCTATTAAGCCGTCCGTCGTCGTTAGTTACACGATAGAAGGTTTTGAAAAAATCTAATGATGTTTGTGTTTGAGTAGTCATTGTATTCACCTTGTAAATTAGTTGGCATTATTGCCTTCGATGCTAGATTGCATCAAGCTATAGTCGAGACAACTATAACTTGATTAGTCTAATCGACTCTATCGACTCTATCAAATCCAATAACACACATAGACCTATTTCCGTAGTTTAAATAACTCAAATTACTAAATGACCGTTGGTAAAAATGGTCAACTAACTCTGACCCGTTAAAACGACGTATTAATTCAGTTGCTAAAAATTCTGATTGTACAAAGATATAAAACTCCGTTAAATGTCTATCATCTAGTTTTGATATTACGACCATATCAACTGCCATAGCTATTATAGCATCGATTGCTTCTCCTCTTTTCATTTCCTTCTCCAATTGTTATAAATTTGATGTGCTATTCTCAACTATCTCTATATGAGATGTCAAGCTGTCTTTAAAACTTTCTACAAGAGCATTACATGCAAATAGAGTAGAGATGATGATAGCAAGTATAAGTAAAGTTTTCATGAGAGTCTCTCCGTGTAAATCTGTTTAAGTTGGACATAGTTTAGATCAAATCTATAAGCAATGTCAATCTTTTTTTTATACATGCAAACAAGATTATCATACTACCCTACCTACCCTGCCCTGCCCTACCTGACTAGCTTGACATCTATATCATACCCTGAGCTGGACACCTGACATCATCTTTCTATTCATCTATACCACTCCCTGACATCATCTCCGCCACGGCTTCAACGCATCCTCCTCATTTACACCTGCTGTCCAACCGCCTTGGTATACAGGCACATGTACATGTATTAATAACCCTAGGTCGCCAGAAGGAGTGAAAGTATATAACGAAGTCAGGTCGCCGGAAGATATGCTATTAGTGTAGTTGGTCGCCAGACGATTTAATTAAACGGTGTTATTTAGATTTTGAGGTTTGCGGGGCGATTTTGTAGGCCTGTGTGGTAGGGCGGTGTGGGTAGATCGGGGCGTGGTGAGGCGTATTTTACCGGAATTTAAAGGGATTTTGGGTAGTGATCGGGTAATGCGGGCAGTGAGCGGATTAATGCGGCTGGGTCGCCGGAAGGAGGGAAGATGTGAGCGGAATACTATATAATGAAGTTGTGTAGTTGTAGGTAGAATCTGTAAGATAGAATGAAGTTGACCTAGTTTGTACGATACTAGGAAACGGATGGGATTAGAGGAAGGTGGCGGAGAGTATCTTATATAACATTAATACTAAAATCCCAAGTAATGCTATATTCTTAATAAATATCTTTTCTTCTAAGTCTTCTTTTTCCTCCATTAAATCATAGATAGTCTTTCTATGTTTTTCTGTCTCAACTTCAACTACATATGCAAGCATGTTTGATAGATTCTTGTAGAAATCTTTCTTAGAAGATAGACTTATTGGTTCTTCTTCATAGATAAAGACATCAAGAGGAGTTGGAGGATCAATTCCATGTTTTTTAAACATAGGAGTCCAACTATCTATACGATCTACAAAATATCTAGGTAGTTCTGGTATTGCTCCTTCTTCTGTAAATTCCTCAAACTTTGCTATACGTTCTGAAACTTCTTGGTAGGTTGGAATTTTAATCATAAAGTATCTTTTGTGCTAGAGGTTTTATGTAAATTAACTCCACGTTTAGCATAGTAGAGTATTTTATTAGCCTCACGAAGTTTAGAAGATGTCCCATCAGTAGCTCGTGTCGATCTTTCAGGGAAAGCATAGCAAGTTTTAAAGATTTCTCCTAACCAGAAAGGCATATTTTTAAACTCTATAAGATCATTGAGTGTTTTAGCATTTTTTGGGACAGAATAGTAATCTGTTGTTCCACCATTATTTATATCTGTCATTGCTCTCTATCCTATAATGTAAATAATTTTTCAATGGCTCTCTTACTTCCAGTGTCTTTAGTAAGACTAGAAGTTTGTTCTTTAGACCAGATACATCTAAAATCATCTGGCATATTATACTCACTTACAAAAATAGTATGACCTTCGGCTTTCTTATCTCTACACCATTGATAGAACTTTTCATGGTTAAAGGAATCTTTATAACCTGTTGTTCCTCTGTAAGGAGGATCACAATAGATAAGACTCTTTGATGGGATGCTCAACCTCTCATAACTGTTATGCTCTATCTGGATACCTTGTATTGCTTCATACTGTTTAAGAATATTGTTTTTACTTTCTAAGCAGTAGTTTCTAGGCGTACCGTTATTAGTATTACCTCTAGCATATCCACCAAACCATTTCCCGGAGTAACTACAACCAAAACCTATAAAAGATACTAAAGGAGTTACTTCACGATTAAGACTTGCACTCTTATACTCAGTTTCAGCTATGTTATCTGGAGGTAGCCAACCAGACTGAATAGCAGTAAATAAAATTGTAACGTATGGGTTACAGTCAGCAGCTAACCTATTTTCTTTTACTTTGTCTATAAGGTTAAAACCTCCTACAAAAGGTTCCACATAACATTGACCTTCTTTCCTATCTTTGAGGATAATTGGAAGAATGTACTTAGCTATTCTATTCTTACTCCCCATATATTTCATTTCTTTTTTACTCCTTTCAGTGTTGTTTGTAATTTAGATAATTCTTCCCATGTTCGTACATTCTCTAATGGAGTTATGAGTTTAAAAAGTACAACCATAGTTCGTAGAATATCTAAAGAAGAAGAATGATATTTAGAGAAAAGTAATTCTTTATCTTCTGGAAAGAAGGTCTTCACAAGGTAATCAAGATTAAAGGCTTCTAACCCTAAGCTTTGATGTTTATTTAATGCTCTTGCTAATGGAATTGCATCTATAAGTTTAATAGTTGAAAGTCTATCTTTTATTGCACTATTAGATTGTCCTAACATTTTTACATCAAAAGGGATATTTTGCCCGATAAGGTAATCTACCTCTGGTATATCAACAAATTTTGAATGTCTCTCTCCAGCAAGTTCTGCTCTTCTTATACCATGACAATTAAAAGCAAATTCATTTATTGGCATAGACGGGAAGAATCTTTCTGTGACTACATCTTGAAGAAAATATTCCTTGTAATTTGCAATTGAAGAACTTTTAAAAATATCTAACTCTTCTTCGAGAGAGCTTAATTTATTATAAGAAACTTCTATTACGTCATCGGTTTTACCTGTACCAGTAGTCTCTGTATCGAGGATATATACTTTAATCATACCGTCCATCCTGCGGCACGAAGTGCTTTTAATTGATACTCATTTGGTGGAGTATCACTCTTAGTAAGCCACCATTGAATATAACCATAATCTAATGCTGTGTAAGGTTTACCTTTAAACTTACCAAAAGAAATAGTTTTAGGTACTCGTGCTAGTTCGGAAAGTTCCCAGAGTTCCTCAAAAGATATTTGACCTACTTCTTTAATTATCTCTGTAAGAAGATTAAGATTACTATAGACATTATCTAAAGCATTATGCGCATTTTTCAAAAGATCTGTTGCAATAGATCTGTAACGATAGTAAATCAAAGCACTTTGTGAATATGAATCAAGTCCCGGCCATAGATGTTGGGACAATGCTTTAGTACAAATACGTTTTACATTAGACTCTCCAAGAACCTTCCAATCGTAGTCTATATTATGCCCGATCATATAAGTAATATCTTTTGGAAGGTCATGCTCTGCTTGCGTATAGGAGATTTGATCTATTAAATCTTCATCCATAATATGTGATGTAGCCAATGCTCCAAGTTCTATAGATTTACTTGGACGATAACGCCTTAGAAAACTATCATAAACCTTATAATCTTCTGTAAGTTCTAACCAAGCCATCTCAATTGGTTGTATTGGTTCAATAAGACCTGTTGTCGCTGTATCTACTATATATGCTTTTGACATAAAATTTTCCTCTAAATTAGTTTAATTAAATTTTCTATCCACACTTACTATAATAACAACTTGTACATGTTAGACAACCATCTAACATAAGAGCATTTCTTGTATTACATGCTGGGCAAAGTAACATTTTACTTTGCTCCTCTGGATATTCAACGTCTGCAACATCTACGATTTCAATCTCTTCAAAAGAAACTTTTGTTTCTTGTAGAGCTAAACCATCAATATGAGTTTTTATAATATCTGCAATCTCTCCTATAAAACTTTTATAAAATTTGCCTTTCTCACCTTTAACTTTAGGTTTTCCCCAATAGTCTCCACCCATAGCAGGAATATCACTATACTCTTCGAGTAAATGTGTAATATCCTGTTGAAGTCTAAATAACGTAGTTATTGTTAAAGACAATACTTCCATAAAATGGAATAGTTCCACATTCTTTGAAGAGATAAAAAGTTCATAGGGAAGGACTTTGTCTTCAACAACTATATTGTTTATCGTAATATATAATCCATGTTGAAGGACAAGTGGTTTAATTTTATAGGTTGTTCCAGATAAGACTTCTGGTCGGGTTAAGAGAACTTTAGTTCGTTGAATAACTGGTTCTATTGTTAGAAGATTCTCTTTATCTTTCTCTGTAAGAACTTTGTATCCGATTATCTTTTTCTCAATTTTCAATCTATATCTCCTATTCTTTTATCTTCTCTTACATGTTTAAACACAGGCTGGCGTACCTGACCATCATCATATACCTCCATACCTTTAATTTCTACAACCTTACCAATAATACTCGTAGAGTCTTCTTTAAACCTCTTCTGATCTTCATGTTTTCCAATCACCGTGCGAATCTCTATACCATTAGCACGTTGAGATACTAACGTCAATGCCGTAAGTCCTTTATCTCCAATTGATTCTTCAAGTCTCACTGCAAGTGCATCTATTGTACACTCAAGTTTTAACTTCAATAAGTCTGCGTTACGTTTTCCAGGGGAATAAAAACTATCAACACGTTTTGCTACAATACCTTCACCATTGTTTTCAACTACAGACTCGAAAGTCTTTAACCATAGTTTCTCATTATATGTTGATAGCAGAAGAACTTCAGGTCTGTCAAAGTATCTAAGTTCTTCAAACCTAAAAGTGTGTTGAAAACGTACATTAGCTCGTTGAAGATAATCATTTTGGACTATATCATGAACTATGAATTTTACATCTTTACAATGATAATTTCCTATACTACGGTTGAAAATCCCATTCGTAATGAAGAATGGGCAGTCTGGTATGTATGCTTCTGCAATAAGAACTGCATCTGAGTTATATTTTGGTAACGTAGTTAAATCCATCCATTCAAATGCAGGAATAGGTCTACCTGCGGAACTTTTAGGAGTATGCCATACTCCATTAATATATTCAAAATACACATACCAACCATCTATTTTTTCAGTAAGTATATATTCTCCTTGTAGTTTTGGTTTTTTCTTTGCAAGTTCATCCTTTAAAGAGAGTACTTTTTGTGGTTTAAATATCATAACATGTTCCATTAATAGGAAGGATAATAGGATAATCTTTTAGCTCTTGTTTTATAACTTTAATCATCTCTTTCTCTATAACATTTCTTTCTTCTTTATCAATCAAGTGTGTTATATTTCCAGATCGAAAAAAGATTTCATCAAGACTATATCCTTCGGATGTTTTGTAATACGTCACGTCAAGATCATACTTACTTCCCTTGACTTCTCCTTTAACATATCCTATCAAAGATACCATCTTTGCTTTCTTAGTTTCTTTGATAATAGTATAGATACTTTGTATAACTTCATCAGGTAGTTCTGAGAACTTCGTATTTGCAATTTCTTTTATCATTACATGTATTGGAAGCATAGGTTATACCTTATATATGTTAAAACTACGATCTTTTCGTTTAATCATTATATCTCTACCAGCTTCTTCTGCTTCTTTCTTAGTCCTAAACTCTTTAATAATATTTCCAGAGTTATCATAAACATTTCTGTGCACTGTTTCTTGACAACCACAACTCAAAGTTATCTCGTAGCAAGTTGTTACTCTAAACATAGAATTACCTCTGGGATTTAATTAATGCTTTTTGTTTTTCTTTCAATTTCCAAGGAATCTCTATTCTACAATCTGTACAAATAAGTTTATTTAAAGAATAGAGCCTTAGAAGAAAAGTATTTCCACATTTAGGACATTTCTTATCCATTGAGTATTTTCTTTAACAGGAAAAAAGGAAAGAAAAAGATTCTATCAAGTAATCTAGTAGATTCTTTAAGAAAAGAAACAACAAGTCCTAGAAAAGTATATATAACAGAAGCTATCACTGAAAATTGTAAAATAATTATATCACACATAAAAGTTCCTTTATAATATAAAGTTTAATTAGCCAATTGCTATAAAAGTATTTCCTAAAGACGCATCATCTGAAGATAGAAAAGATACTCCAGTACTAGCTTTTTTTAATTCTATGTAATTTATTGCTTCAAAGCAATTAAATTCAAGGTTACGTTTTCCTACTTCTATGTTTCCATGAAGCTCTATAAGGTCTTGTAACTGATGTATTATCTCTACTGCTTTCATAAGAGTTCCTTAAAGGTATAAAAAGAGGGAGAGATAACCTCTCCCTTGAATGCGACTACTTTCGGAGGCTAGCGTAGTCAACTAGGTTAATACAATATACTTTAAGAGATTAAAGGGATGGTTTACAATCTAAGAACTTACCTGTATTGCAAAAATGTACTAAGGAATTTAATCTGATTTGCTCATCTAAAACTTCAATAAGACTATCCTCAAGAAACTCTTCAAAAGGTTCCCAGATGTCTTTACTGACTATCCCATACATAAATTCTCCTATTATAGCATTACAGTAAAAATAGTTATTTATAGATGTATTTATCTCTTCTTGTGTCATTAGAGTTCCCGTTAAATTAATTTAATTTTATGTGTAATAACTGGATCTGGTATATTTCCTGAGATAGTAAAATCTTTTGCCCTGAAAATTGGAACATTATTGCCATCATATTCTAAATCTTTTGGAGTATAGGATAATGAAATTTGATAAGTTGCATCATTGGTATTATTTTTAGCATAGTTTACTAAAGAATATAAAGCTTCTATATGGGAATTTTCTTCATATACATGAGTATCTCCCCACACCCAAGTTATAGTACCGACTTCTAACCCACTATGATAGGCAAAATATAGTAACATTGCCCAAGACTGTACCCAATTATGTGGTACACCTAACAACATATCAGCACTACGTTGATAGGTTTTCATATGTAGTGTATTATGTCGAACAAAGAACTGAATTATTATACTATGACAACACGTTGGTGTATTAGAGTTTTGATTATACTCTATAATATTTGCCATATCATATGGATTCCACATAGAGATTATTAGTCTTCTGCTCTTAGGAGAATTTTTCAGACCATCGAGAATAAACTTAACTTGGTCAAAAGGTAAAACACTATTTTCACCGGATTCTCTGAACTGCGTAGAGTATCCTCCTACTAATTGATTATTTTTATTCAACTGCCCTTTCCACCAATCTAATAGGGTATTAGGACAAACAGGGTCTTCTGAAAGAAACCATTCCATCTCCCTAATTGCCTTCTTAGCAGCCGTTTTCCTGAGAGTTACTAGAGGAAACTCTGTAAATGTTACGTTAGGTAGATTAAAATGGGATAATGTTATACTATTACGAGTAGTTATAAGATCTCCTTCATTTTTAATAGTCTCTAATAATCTTACATAAATTTTATCAGCACTTGTCATAAAATCTCCTAATAGTTCAGTTGTGTTAAGTAGGTTTCTTTTGAAATTATATCACTAGAACCAAAACCTTTTTCTCCTCGACTTGTCTCTTCTTCAAAACTACCTACAAGAACTGGAATAGGTGTAACAATTGGAACAATAAGTAGTTGTGCTATCTTTGCACCGACTTTAATCTTAAAACTATCTGTTCCAAAATTATACAAATGTACCTTTATCTCCCCTTGATAACCTGAGTCTACTACACCTGCACCTGTTTCTATATCTGATTTACATGAAAGCCCACTTCTAGGCCAGATAAGCCCTACATAACCTTCAGGAATCTCCACACATACCCCACTTGGGACAATAATTGAGTCTTGTTCAAGAACAATATTGTTCTCTATTGAGAATAAATCAAGTCCTGCATCTGTTGGATTAGCCCTGATAGGTATAAAAGATATTCCATCTTCTGATAGAATCTTTGCTTCTTCTGTTAATTTAATTTTAATCTCTTTCATTAGTAATCTCTATTATATAAATTTTATTTTATGTTAAGAATCTCTCTATCTTACTGAAGAGTTTTAATGCTTTCTTTGGGTAGCTTCGGCATAGCTAAGACATGATATGGCCGTTGTTAATGTAAGAATAATAAAGAACTCTTTAGAAAGTATATAACCTAAACTTCCTAAGTAAATTCCTAAGATTCCATATATAACGTAGATTAGAAGTATTTTCATAATCTTTCTCTCTATTTAATTTTACTCGTATCACCGTAAGATACTCTCGAAACCTTTATATCAGCTCCAATAAGCAATGGTGGGTTATAAGGTATTGGTACAACAGTCAATTCAGGTATTCTTCTTCTACATAGTTCCGCTATTTCAAAAGGGTATTGTAATGTTAAACTATCATGTGTTTGCATAAGTACATGCACACCATCAATAGATTTATCTTTTCTCTCATAGTACAGTTCTTTTCTAATCCTTACCCATGCACGGTTAATTACATCACCAATTGTTGACTGAGGTATTGCTGCGGCTACCTCAGTCATAACTGTAGGATTATTTTTTGTTATCCAGAACTCCATTCTTCTGCCGAACTTGTTTCTCACATATCCTTTAGTCTTAACGTCATTTTCAATCCTTTTATGCCATTGTCGTATCTCTGGGTTAAGTTGAAAGTAGAAGTCTTGTAGGCCTTGAGCGAGTTTAAAAGGTATTCCAGCCATTAAAGCTAGCTTCTTTACTCCCATAAGATAGTTTGTCCCATGAAAGACACCTTTATACATCTTGTATTCATCAGACTTGTCTGATATATCTCTTTGAAAGTATTCACTCGCTATATAAGCATATACTTTCTTCTTCTCCCCACTAGCAAAGAAATCAAGAAGCCATTTACATTCACTATCCGCTGCTACTACTTGAATATCAGCTCCAGATAAGTCTACATCAGCTATTTCGTAATCTTCATCTGGAAGGAAGATACGTTTGATATTTGGCAGAAGAATCTTTCCTTCAGGTGAGTAGGTGACGTAGTTACTTTGCATAGAGAATTATCCCCGTAACTCTTATAAAAGTTTTAGTACCAATTCTTTCTCCTTTTTCTTTCTATCCTTATAAAAGATAGTAGGTATATAGTTATCCTTATAGTAACTTAAAGCAGCTTTTATAAGCATTATTTCATCTGTATTTAACTCATTCATAATCAACTCCTATTTCTATTTATAATGTAGTTCCCATGATAATCTGGTCTAAGCTCTATCAGCCCTAAGTTTTGTACCCGCTGTTTATCCACCAACATTAGATTATCATAATTAATACAAAGACTATGATGGACTCTATAAAGTCTACAAAGTTCTTTAAAACCTATGTAATGTTTATCTTTGTCGGTTTTACTTATTACAAATCCTGGATAAACTAAGTATTGTTTGTTTCTAAAAATTGTATTAAATTTTGAGTCCTCCATGTAGTTAGTTTTTATTCTACTACATTTCACCATAATCAGCTCCTTCTATTATCTCAAGATTTTGTATAAATTCTAAACTATCTTCGGATGAATCCTCGGTAGAAATTCCTTGAAGTAGCTGCAAAATATAATATATTGGTATCTTTCCCTTTTCAGGTAAGTTTTGAAAATTAGCACCACCTCCCCATACATTCTTAGTTGATGCAAGTCTACCAAAAGCTGTACCTGTTATTCTATACTGTGTTCTAGCTCTATCATCAGAGTCTAATTTCATTCCTAAGAATGTGTTTGTAAACTTTCCTAGAGCAGAGAACTCAAGTAGAACTCCAAGAAAAGGTTTTAGCAATGGATATTCTTCCATATAGGCAAGCATAGCCTTAGCATCACAAGTTTCTACTTCAGCTTTACCTTTTTTCTTATTTGTCTTGAGATCAATTGCAAAGAACTCTTTAAACAATTTTTTCTTTTGTGGTGTAGAGTTAGAGTTAAAGGAAAATCCAAGTATTTCATTTATCTTATCTGGAACTTGTAAAAGCATAGATTTAAAGAAATTATACAAATCCTCCTTCATATCTTTATTTACCTTCACCCCAACATTCATTGTCTCTACAAGTTCAGGATGGAGTTCATTCATTTGAAACTGATAAAGTTCTTGTAATTCTTTATCACCAATACCTTCAAGAATATCAAGGATAACTAAAAGAACTTCAAGTGTGTAGCAACAGTCTTTCGAGTTATATATCCAACGAGTTTCTGGATTTTCTTTAGTTCCGTCAATTTCACCTTTCCAATATGTATAAATTTCACAGTATAAGCTTGCTAGAAAAGCTAAATCTTTAGGCATTTTATTATGGAGTAAATGGTGTAAAACCATTGCATCATGTGTTGGCTTAACATGCAATCCCCAAAGTTTATAAAAATACTGGCAGTCGTATTGATAATTTTGTCCAATGTGTAAGCAGTTTGGATGTAGAAGAACTTCTCTAATCTTGCAAAGAATTTCTATCTCGTCCTCAATACTCCATAAACTTGATTTATCTTTAGCTGCAAAAGGTATACAACATCCACGATTTACTTCATAAGCAAAACCTACACAATCTATTGTAGACCTAAAGAAAGTTTCAATATCTATTGAAACTAAAGTTTTTTTAGTATCTAAGATATTACATAACTCGTTTAAATATTCAAGTGCTTTTTCTTTTGTGTCTCCTATAATATATTCTTTCTCTGGACGTATGTAGTAATCTATTCCAACATCTTTACTCTGTTGATACATCCAACAGATTTTCTGAATATCTAAATCCATTATATATGCCTTGTCTGGCATAGAGATAGAATGAATCGTGTGGTAGATTGGAACTAAAATATGTTCGTTTGATACGTCAAAGACTTCATTTATTTGCAATATCGAAGATCGGAATTTTGCTAATGCTCCTAAAGGTTTAGGTTCTCCAGGTTTACTCATATTTGCTGTAAGGCTTGCACACCCTGTAAGGAAGAATAGACTCCATTTACCTGTACAGATAATTATCTTAGGGGAGCAAGCTTTTATTTCTTCAAGAAGTCCTTTAAACTCCATCCATAATCTTTGGGAAACAAATACATCTTTCTGATGTTCTAGTTTTATATAAGAGATTTCAGGATTAGTTTTATCAACAAGACATTGCTTGTCAAAGTCCTCTACAAGGTCTTTTCGTTTCTTAAACTCTTTACAAAAGTCAAAGTTCTTCTCAACTTCGTTTTCACCATAGTAGGTATAGTCAAGATATGTTGTATAAATGTCTTTATATGTTATGTTTGGTAAAGTCTTATCAGTAGTTCCAGAATAGATGTCAAGACAACCTAGGCGAAATGCTTTAAGTAGGTTCATGTTTGAAATAGCAGAAAACTTCTCTCCTAGATTAATCTCATTTTTAACTGGAACATCATTTATGATCATTACATCTTTCTGTCTTTTTGGAATTATTCTATTGATCATATATGGTGTATTCCTTTAGGTGTTCTAGCTGTTTTATCCCAAATATACCAACAATATTCAGTTGAATCCGTCTTACCATTTATAAAACTTGGGCGTTTACTTAATACAATAAGTCCAGAGGGTGGATTAACTTTCCACCAATTAAATCTTATTTGACTACCTAAGTAATTTAAACGTTGTAGCATTATAACAGTATTAGCTTCTAAGATAGCTTTATCGAAAAATTGTATAGCTTTACTAAAAGGTGGATTGGTTAATATTAAATCTATATTAGTGTATGGAGTCTTTAGATAATCTATACCCAATGACAATTCTGCCCACTCTACAGTTAATCCTTTACTTTCTAAAAACTTAACAATACGACCATCACCTTTGCAGGGTTCTAAGGCTAATGTAAATTGCTTAAAGTCAATTGGAAGCTGTTCATAACACCATGAGGGTGTTGGATAATATTCATCTTTCCTGCACATAAGTTACCTTAAATTAATTTTAGATTTTCATTCTATTGTGGGAATAAAGAAAGTTTCAATGTCAATTGATACTCTTTTCGTACAGGGACATCATTGATAATTAAAATATCCTTTTGTCTTTTTGGTACTATTCTTTCAAGCATAGATTCTCCTCAAGGAAGGACATCCTTGTCCAAGTAAACTTATTCTCCTACAGGTAATAATCCACAAGAACTACCAAAGTTTCCTGTATTGATTGCGTTCTCAAACTCATTAGGTTCGTTACGTTTGTTCCTTCTCAATACATTGACTTTCACTTCTTTCCCATTCACATGCTCACAGATAAGTGAGAAGAATGTTTTATAGTATAAACAAGCTGCAAGCATATCTTCTACACCTGGTACATTTGCGAGACGTTCAGGAATAGTAAACTCTTGATCTTCATCAAACGGTGTTGCTTCTGCAATCTCATTGACTTCATCATCGGTTAAACCGACAGCTTTATAAAATGCTACCATTGTTCTATTAACAATACCATAGTCGTTAACAGAATTATCCAAGCCCCAGTTACCTTCATTGTCTTTTGCAAAGTGTATATCAAGTCGTCCTCCAAAAATAGTCATAGTATCCATTGGGAGTTCTTGTGTTCCAGGAACATTTTGTAGTTCTACCATATAAGTAATTGCACCTACAATCTTGTATTCACCGGTATGAACTCTTGCATCTTTCTTACCTGTGATAATCTCGATCACATCGAAAAGTTGAAGGTCTTCTACTTCAAACCAACCTGCCATCATCTTATCAGCCGCATCGGCTTTGAGATTTTTAATATTACCAACATATATACCGTCCTTAATGGTAGGAACTGAAGTAGGTATATTTGCCGTACTTACACCAAAACGTCTTTTTGGTTTGCCTGAAGTTTCTGTTGAAGTATTTTCTGTAGTTTCTTTATTTCTTGCCATTTGTGTATTCTCTTATTTAGTTAATTTAATATATTTAGTTTTCTGCTTACTCTTACAGAATCAGATTGTCGTACTGATAGCTTTACGATAAGGTATCGGCCTTATAGGGATTTCATTTCTTCTTCTCCTGATAAGTTCCTACGTTCCCAAAAAGATTATACAAACTAAAGTCTGGAGTTAATCCCGTTTCTTTAGGTAATTTCCTAGAAGTACAAGCTACTTTAGGCTTTTCACACTCCCATTTATAAGAAGTGCCAAACCGATAGCAGTGGACAATTTCTGTAAAACAACCCATAAGAGTTGAATAAGTACTTTGACCTACTCCAGTATTTACTACTGTTTCTATTAGATTACTCTCCTTATCTGTTAAATCTCTTGAATGTGCCATTAGAATTACATTAGCTTCAATAGAACCAAGATTCTGCATAATGTCGTTCATTAAGTATTGCGCTGGCATAAAATCATTTTGACTTATAGCTATTTTATCTCCTTGAGTAACCTTCCATACTTCAGTATAGATAGGAGATAATCCATCCACAACAAGAATATCGGATATATCTAAATCACCTATATTACCAAGAGAAACTTCTTTACCTGTAGCATAATCGATACCTTTAAAATCTTCCATACATTTAAAGATTTCATCAAAATAACTGTAGTTTTCTTTACCTGCTGTAACATCTTTTTTACCTGACAGTGCCACGGTTTTACTTTCTTTTTGAAAAGCACTGACAGCTCTTCGCATATTTGAGAAAGTCTTTTCTTTACGCTTAGGAAATACATATAGAAGTTGTCCTTCCTCTATAGTTATATTGTAATACTCTAAGCCACGTTTTAACCCACTGACAGCGTTTCTTTCAGTCATTACATAAATGACTCTTCTATTCGCTAGAAGTTCTTTAATATAATCGCTATCATTCTCTTTAGCAGGTTTAAACAAACTTGCAATACAGAAAGACTTTCCTACAGAATTTTTACCAAAAAGTAATACTTTATCACTTTCTCTATGGAAGTCATTGTTTAAGATTGGTATATTAGCTTCAGCCATTCTTATCTCCTATTGTTTTCATATAATCTTGTAAAGACACTTCTATATGATTCTTTCTATCATAGACTTTCTGCATATATTTCTCACTAAGCAAAACTTCTCCATCTTCAGAAAGACACCCTTCTTGGTACATACAAGGACGAGAATAGTTCATACAAGCCGTGCCAGTGCCTGCCATAGGAAAGATTTCTCCAACAGATCGTTTAGTTCCAACGATAGTACGTTTATAAGACTTGTAGTCTTCTACTAGAGAAACCAGAGTCTTATAAAGACCTTTCTCCCATGTATTTATTTGCCATTGTGTTATAGGAACTTCAAGTTCGAAGCTTTCTTCAAACGTAGACATTATTGGTATTCTACGAATTAGAGAACTCTCAGTAGAAACTCCTAGTTTCCTTGCTGCCCAATGATACGCAATCAATTGCGTAGATGTTTTATATTGTGCAAGTTCTTTTTGATAGTCTATAGTTTTACTACCTCCGACACGAAAGACACTCTTACAAGTCTTTTCGTCAAGAACATATCGTTTCGTAGAACGTAGTGTTACGTCTTCACAAAGATAATCTAGTTTTCCTGTAAACTGTAGGTTTACACCTTCAAGGTCTGGATGTGGAATACCAAGATCAAACTGGAATTTATATTCTACTGCATGTGTTCCATCAGATAAAGCACAAGCAGGGAATGTTTCACTTAAACGAAACTTTTTAAAATACTGTCGTAGACAGAAGGCAATGTTTTCATTAGATTTTGTAGAGTCTCCTGTATCTTCTGCTTCGAGTATATACTCAATACCTAATTCAATTGCCTCTGTCTCTGACAAACCTTCTGTGAAGAAAGCGTTTCGTACTGTCTCACATCCTTTGGCTATATGACCTCCGGCTATAAGGTCAGGGTTCTTAGCTGAGGACTTTAGATGTTGAATGTTTCTACGGAAGAAGAACATAGGACATTTTAAGTCATCAAGCATAGAGGCGCTTATGTGGGTTGGGAAGAGAGTTGGTAGGTTATTCATAATCGTTCCAATCTTCTTCTCGCCCTTGTTCTTCTTCCTCTTCCCAGTTACTCCCATCAGTGAAATCATAATCTTCTGCTGCCATAACCATTCTCCTACTTATATTGAGTATTATAAAAACTTTCTTCTTCTTCACTTACTTCCTTCCCAAAAGCTTTCTTCATTATAATCTCTTGAAGTTTTGCTTGTACTTGATCTTTAGTCAATTTCTTTTCTTTCGGAAGCTTTTCTTTAACTACTTTTTCCTTTGGAACTTTAGGTACTCTTTCTTTCTTTACTTTCTCAGGATGAAGGATAAACTCTTCTGTTCGATTTATACGAAACCACGGAGCTACTATAGCTTTAAATTCCTCTAGTGTTACTGGAAAAAGTGTTAAATCTCGTTGATCAAGAAGAGCTTTCTCTCTTTTAATCCTATCTTCTTCTTCTGGAGTGTATCCTGAAGAGTATTTTGATGGTTCAGTAGACTCTGGAAGAGTCATTGATGTTGGTGGAGTGAAAGCCATTAGAAGTCTCTCTTAAATCCAAAATCACTTTTACGAATCTTGCACATTCTGCCGTCAGGATGATGAAAAACAATACCTTCTATATCTTCTGCTTTAAGGTAGTCTCTTATATCATCGTAGACATAGGAATTTAGATTACATAGAATACTTCCATGTTTTATAAGCATATGCCCTTGAAGTTTTTCTGGATTATTACCTATCTTTTCTCCACACAGTTCATAAGTTCCATCTTCTAACGTTTCTAAAGTAGATATGAATCCTTCAAAGAAGTATTTGTCTTCTTTTTTAGAATAATCGCATCTTACCCAATGAGGCCAATGTCCTGTTATCCTATCAGGTTCTTGACAAGCAATAGCATCTACAGGAACTTCTTTAAACTCGGCTACCTCCCAAGGTGTCCCTTCTAGGTGTTTTTTATAAGCTTCCTTCGTAGGTTTTACATCATATCTTTTATGCATAATTCCGTTTATAAATGCTACAGCAGTTCCATCAAATTTTCTAGTAGCTTTTACACCTTTATCAGTATAAACCCAAGAGTTTTCTGGGCGTACGTCTGTTGTAATAACTCCTTTTACCCCCTTCTCCTTGTAAACTATCTTAAATAATGTAGTTATTTTTTTCATATCAATCCCCTATAAACCATTAATTCTTTACTCGCTCTACTAGCTCCGACATACATACACTTTGCCCTCTCAACTCTATTACTATTCTTATTCACATCACTTCCTATAACAAGAACCTTTTCAATACTACTTCCCTGAAGTCTATGACATGTACTTCCGTAAAAGTGTTTTACCTGTGCAAAGAACTTAAGAAGTAATGCTCTTTCTTTATATGCTTTATCTTTAGATTGTTTAGAACTCATTCCCCAAGCTTTATGTTCGTAGTAGTCTGCTATCCTCTTATAGTCATGCTTGTAGACAAGTTCATAAACAAACGTAGTTCCTTCAAAAGTCTTAAGCTTAAGCTTGTAGCATTGAAAGACTAAGGCTTTATTAAGTCTTATTGTAACTTCACTAACATCTTCTACAACACCATCTGTAGAGTTATAAACATCAACTGCGTCTTTAACTGCTCTAAGAATCAAAGTATCTGTGAGATATTCAAGAAAGTTAAGTGAGATTATGTTATTTGTCAAAATAACTCGATCTCCTGGAAGATACTTAAACTTTGCTTCGTTTCCCCAAAGAAGTTTCCTAACCTTTAGATTTACTTTATCAAGACCTTCATTTGTCCAAAGAGCTACTTTAAGATTACCTGAGAGAAAATCCTCTCTACTCTCCGTTGAGCTAAAGAAATCATTAAAGTCTCGTTGAGATAGATCAAACGTAGTTGGTACTTTTACACTATCATCATATATACGTTGCTCCAGCAAGTTACAAAACTCCCATAACTCTCCTATATTCCTCTTCGGTATCCATAGATGACTTTCATCATAACCTTTCTCGAACACTGGAGAGATACATTTATCGAATATACTACGATTCTCTCGTATCGGTGGAAGCTGACTCTTATGCCCAACGTAGAGAATCTTAACGCCAAGTGTTTTAAATATGTCTATATGACTATCATCTATCATTCCGCTCTCATCGCATACAACAAAGTCTATAGTTTCCCAGAAAGAAGGTAAAGATATTTGTTCAAACTTAAGGTCTTTACCTTCATCTATTGGACGGATACCAAGAGCATTTGCTACAGTGCGAAACTCATAGGGATGATGACATTTCTCCTTTAATTGGCGCAATGCCTTGTGTGTAGGTGCAAGCAGAACTACTTTATCTTTAGGGAGTTCCTCAAGGATTGAGTCTACTACGAAACTCTTCCCTACTCCTGCTGCGCCATTAAGTATATGGAAAGCTTTATTTCCTCTATACCATTGTTTTATCTCTTGTACTGCACGGAGTTGATCTTGTGCAAGCACTTACTAATACCAACAAGAATATTCTATAATATACCCTTCAGAGATAGCTTTAACACTCTTAAAGACAAAATTAAAAACTGAATCTTCTAATTCTCTCCAACGCTCAGCGTTATACTTTGTATCCCCAAAAAAGAATCCAGGTACTCCCTCATAATTTCTTTTCTTAGTATCGTCTAGGAGTCTGAAAAGATCATCTATAGATAATTCAAGAGGGATACAATTAAATTCATCAGTTCCTCCTTTTTCTTTATATAACCTCTCCATCCACCCATGCAAAGCATTTTCTTTTCTCCAGTAGGCAAGTTCTACTATTTCTTTTATCGCAAGCTTACTTTTCTTTACTTTGTGTGCAAACATATCTAAGCCCATACTAAATCTCCAATTCTACTTTAAGGTGTTGCCTATAACTTTTTTTATGATACCGTCTCGCAGACTGTCTAGTCTTAGACTGCATCTTCATACAACATGATTTTGCTCCACGTTTTAAACATTCTTCCTTATCCATATAACCATTTTCAAATCCAGGATATCTAGGTAAGCCATAAGGTTTCATTAATCCTCCAAGATTGTATTTTCAAATACAAACATAATCTTTCCTTCTTGTGTAATATCAGTCATCTAAAATAGTATCCTTTGCAACAAAATAAGTTTTTCCACGGTAAGTAATCTTGCACTTGATGTACTTCTCACCTGTCACAAGTGAAGTGAACTCTTCCCAATATTGTGCAGTCCTTGTAATAAGTTTACCTGATTCTGTGTAAAGATGTATCTTGTCTCTGTCTCCTACATCATTAATATTACACCAACGTGTTTTGATAGAGTTTAAATAGACTTTTTGCATATCTCTCTCCTTAATAATATCTTCTAAGATATTCTCTATACTCTGGATGGTCTTGAAGTTTCATCCCATTAAGAATTAACCAGTTTCCTTTAGAGTCTATATAGTTAAAACCTCTATAACAGTTTTGTTGATGTAAAACATTCTCTAACATCGCTGTATGACCTTCTATTCTTCCTATAATAGTGTCAATAGATGTTTCTTGTAACCAAGGTTGGATATTCTCTAAAGATAATGTTTCTTTAACCTTTATCCAGCCAGCCATAACTATAACAGTTTCTTGATGTTGTTTTAAAAGTTCATCAACTAACTTTGTATTTGTTTTTCTCATTTTAATCTCCTAGATTTTAGAACTAGCTACTAAAGTAGCCTAAAGTAGCCTAAATACTATCGTTTATGGGATCATCCTAAATGAATTAATAAATTCTTGCTCTTCTGTACTTGTAATATCAGAACAGCCTTTAATAGCTTTTATTTGTTTTTTCACTAAACTTTCTGCAATCGGATAAAGGTTATCACTTCCTTCTAAACTATCTCTTCCTATCATTAAAGCTAAAGTAGCCGCAAATTCTTCATCAGTAGCTTCTATTGTTAGTACTTTTCCAGTACGTGGACAACATTGTGTTATTTTCCATGTATTCTCTCCTCTTAAAGCATTAAATTGGGTATCTTCTATATTAGCCATTAATGCAAGCATATACTTTCCTCTATTTGTTTATTTACTATAACTTAACTTATATAAGTTAAATATTTTTGACAATTTTAAAACTTTTTTTGTTTCGAGCGGCCATTTTAAGCTTTTTTCACATTTTGTCAATTTAATTTCTCTATTTCCAGATTTATTTAATTAAACGATGTTATATTAAAATTGCACTAGTCGTATATATAAGGAATAAAATTATATAAGCGGATAAGGTGAAAATAATTAATTATTTGCTTGCCTGGGCTTGCAGCTTTCGATATAATGCCGTTAAGCTTTTTTATTCTATTAATTCGCAAGGCGGATAACATGAAAACCAATAAATTTATTTTCCCTGAAAGCTTACAAACTGACTTATTAGCAGTGTTACCAATATACAGTATAACGTCTATACTTCCCTTAGAACCTCCTTATGTACAAGTGACTAAGGGGAAACATGTTAATAAAACTAAACTAGTAGGAGAGTGAAATGAAAATCAACCAAGAAGATTATATTAAACTTCGCACAGCAATAGAATCCTTAGATATTTCCTTAGTGCAAAGTCATTATGATTTGCTTAAAACTAATTTTATGGTAAAAGATTTAGCTCTTAGATTCCGTTGGGATTTATTATATGCAACTAGGGTAGATTTACTGGAGATGTATACATATTTAGATGATAGCCATATTGATACTGCTTTAAAACAAATAGTTAAAGAACTTAGATTGGGGCAACTATGAACATATTCTATCTTGACGAAGACCCAAAGCTTGGGTTAAGTTTAAATTGCAAAAATATTATAAATAAGCTATAGGAGAAAAAAATGAACAATCTACACATGCAAAAACTATACTTTGTTTCTCAAACAGAAAAGAAACGTAAACACTTCCGGTTCAAAGTTCGTGAAGTCTTAAAAACTCTTTCAGAAGAGAGTTTTACCTTGCTAGCAATAGAGTGTTTGCATAGCAACCATTATCCTATTCTTGAAGAGTATATTCGACTGTCTTTGGACTGGAAAGAACTCCCACATAAAGATAAATCCTGTTATAGAAAGTCAAAATCCATCAATGATACGTTGTATCTATTAAAGAGTCATAGGAAGACTATTGTAAATATTCTAACAGGATTTGAACCTGACGGTTATAGTCCTGAAGTAGTAGAATGGTTAGTTGTTAATGATTTTTGGAGAGTGTGATGGAAGATATTGTAATAAAGTTAGATAGAGTCTCAGATAAAAACAAGTGGGAAAGAGTCAGGCTCTTACAACAATGGTTAGATACCAAAGGTATTCCTTATAGTATCTATAATATGAATACACATATCAAGATAGTTCATAAAGACTACCATAGTATAGATATTTGGCCGACTACAATTAAAGCTCATATAGCGCATTATGATGGTAAAAGAACTTCTTTAGACTCATGGAATAGCATAATAACTTTTTTAACTACTTTGGAATTTTTTTATGAACCTTATCTATAAATACTACCCAGAAGATTCATCAGTTGTTGAAGACGATTTTAATATTCCTATCACAATAAATTATATCTGCCTTGAAATAGAGTTTACAGTTGATAAAGCTGAAAAACAATCAAAATTTTTTCCTGGAGAACTTGGAGAAATAAAGATAGAATCTATTAGTATCCTATATATAACATGTTTTGAGTTTCCTGAGCTAAAAATATATGTTCTAGGGGATCAAAAAGATATACTAGAAGCTTTAGTTGATTCATATGAATTATACGATATACTTCGGGAAGCTTGGAGGAAAGAAAATGAAAAATTGCAAAACTAGATTTATCATTATTAAAGGTAATCTTGAGTGTAGAACAAATCTTCTAGGTGTTGTAAGAATACTCCAAAGACTTGGATGGAAAGTAAAACATAATGAACTTAGTGAATTAATTTAGGGGAAAAGAGATGAAAGCAATAACCACAGAAATAGATAAACATCATCCGAGATTAGAGATAACATCTACATTACAGATAATAGTATCTCCAGAGCACCTTGCAGAACTTTTTTGGAACATGGAGTCAGCAGAGCAAGCACTGGTTTTTAACCATCTTGCAGAAATAGCACATTCATTACCTATGCAGCTACAGTTTGTTACTGATAGTGAGGAACTTACACTAAAAGGAAGAGGAGTTATGAGACTTATAGGAGAGTATAGTATAGGAGAACATCATGACATTTAAAAGACCAATCATACAGACACAAGAAAGAAAGAGTTTCACTCCTACAGCGGAGCAAGTAGTAAATAAAGACCTTGTGCTTGGAGGAAATGATGTAAAGATAGTAGCTGGAGCTGGATCAGGAAAGTCTTCATCTCTTAGATATATCGCAAGCTGCTATCCTGAGAAACAATTTCTTGTCCTATGTTTCAATTCTGCAAATGCTAAAGAGAGTAATGCTCATGCAGAACGACCAGAGAATATTGTCTATTCAACAGGCCATAGTCTAGCGTACCGCGCAATCATGGACTATAAGATGAGGAATAAACTCTCTAAGTCCGGACTACTTTACAGTGATCTGGAAGAGTTCTATTTATATCAATTTGCTCCTCAAGGAGAAAGTGAGAAGGAATGGAAGGATAATATTAGAATTATCACAAAAGAAGTCTTGCAGACGGTAGAGTATTTTTGTCGTTCTAGTGCTATTGATATAGACACATTTAGCCTTAACAGATTAGTTTATATTTTCAGCAGTAAATCTCCTGAAGAGAATATAGGAAGACTTATACTAGAAGACAATATTATTAGAGCTTTAGTAGACAATGTAAAGACTTATTGGAATAATCTTATTAATTCTAACCATCCTGCAAAAATAACACATGACGTATACTTAAAACTCTATGATCTTAGAGAAATATCTGTAGATGAAGTATGGGATGATAGGGCTAAAGCCTATGTTAGTGTGGATGTACTATGTCTCGATGAGAGTCAGGACACGAATCCTGTAATGGAGAGTATCTTCCGTAGGCAATCACACTTACAACGTATCATTGTAGGAGATCCGAACCAGCAACTCTATGCTTGGAGAGGTGCTAATGATATGATGAAATTACCGTACTATAGTGATTTCACTACAGGGTATCTGACGGAGAGTTTCCGATTCAACCAAGGTATTGCAGATAAAGCGAATGTAGTTCTTGAGGCACTGCAAGCAGACCTAAGGATTGTTGGTTCAGGGAGTAAAACTGAGATAGATAGTAGAGCGATTCTTTGTAGAACAAATGCTAGTGTGGTAGAGAGGATATTTGATAACATTGACTCTGGCAAATCTATCTATACAAGTATTAATACTTCAGAAGTATTCAGTAAACTATTTCATCTTGAAGCATGTTATTATAACAATCTTCCAAAATACCCTTGTAAAGAGCTTTCACATATAGTTGATAGAGAGAGCTTAGAGAAAGCAGTTGAATACTCTGATGAACTCCAAAGACTACTACGTTTACAAAAGAGTCTTGTGAAGACGAGAACCTTGTGGCAAGCAAAGCAACTCCTTGAGAAGAGTCTTGTTAAGACACAGGAAGAAGCTGACATTGTAATCACTACATGTCATGCTTCTAAAGGAATGGAGTATGCTCACGTTACTATTGATGATGATTTTCTTGTTATCATGGATGATGAAACTACACAGGATGCAGTTGAAAGACTCTATGAGACTGAGAGTCTACTCTGTTTACTTTATGTGTCGTTGACAAGAGCACAAGTAGAGGTGGAATATCCTTGGTATTTGAAAAGTATGTTCGACAAGTATGAGGAACTTGATGAAGGAGAAATGGAAGAAGTAGATAATTTGATGAAAACAATAGCTACGTTTGATAACATAGTTCAAAACGCTCCTTATGTTGTATATAGACTCTACGACCATAATAAAACTCTTCTATTCATTGGTGTTACATGTAATCTTGGTAATAGATTAAAACAGCATGTTAGAGTAGATGATTGGTTTGGTGAGGTATGTTTGAATAATATTGAAACGGTTGGGTATGGAGATAGGAATAGCGGGTATGAAGGTAGAAGAGAAGCTTTACTTTCGAGTGAACCATTGTATAAAGGTATATATCAGACTGATAAGGTATTTGAAGATAATGTGAATTATTGATTAAACAGATAGAAGAAAATGAAAGTAAATATTTTATAACAGGTTAAGATTATGACTAAGATAGATGATAAACTTAATCGTAGTATTAAAAAGGAGATTCTTTAAATGAAAATAGAACAAATAACATATCTCTGCGATTGTTGTAGGAAAACTCTAACTAATGAAGAAATAAAATTCGCAACTTCAGAACAAAATTCTATACATATTATCTCTATCACTTATGATGTCTGGTATGGAGGAGTCTTTAAGATACGCGATATATGTACGGACTGTAGGAGCAAGATAGTAAAATTTTTAAAAAACGAAAATATGTTAAGAGGACAGAAACAATGACAAAATATGTAAGAACAAACTATGTGCCTGAAAGACATAAAAAATTACTGACAGTAGGAAAACTTTATGAAATTATAGATGAAGGAATGTGTCAAGAGATTATAAATGATATTGGGAAATCTATCTTGATATATCTACCACACTGTGCATATTTAGATGATAAATCTTGGGAAGTAGTAGAAATTAACGAGGAAGAGGAAGCAAAGATAAAAGAAAGAGAATTGAAAGTTGGTGATTATGTTAAAGTAATAAAGGATGAAAAACGTCAATTCGGACTGAATTCTATTATAGAGCCTTTTGTAAATAAGGTATATAAAATTGTGAGTGTTAAAGGACAGTCATACATTCTTGACATTCCTTCCAATGTACTTACATACTATTTTGCTAGAGATAGCTTGGAGTTAGTAGAAGGAAAAATACAACAAGGTTGCTCACATGTAGACCTTATCCTTGAGTATGCAAAAGACTGTCAGAAGTATAAAAAACCTTGGTTGTTATGGCAACATTGTGAAGATGGGGGGATATGGGAAGACTTTCCAGAATACTACGGGCATTTAATGTGGAACAGTAAGAGTCACTATAGACGTAGACCTTCTTCAATTAATATTAATGGTTTTGAAGTACCAGAACCATTAAGAGAGGTTCCTAAAGAAAGAATTGCAGTTTATCTGTCTTGGATTTACCACAAAGATTATTTTATCAAAATTTATTGGGATAACAGTAATCTCAGTCACCAAAAATGGTTGGCTAGAGGATTACTCCATTTATTAAGAGAATCTGCAATTTATCATACAAAAGCACTACTTTCATTTACAGAGATTCCTAATGTCAACAACTAATTTTATATTTGCATGTATCGCTATAGTGATTATATTTATCTTTTCTAATTTATACTCAAATCCGTGTAGTGCATTTCGACCAGATACTTTTTGCAGTATGTTTATGCAGGAGGGTGAAGAGAGATGATAGAAAAATATACAAATGAGTTCGGAAAGGTATGGTATCGTGGTGTAACTTCTGAAACACCATTTACAGACTTAGAGTTCTACAAATGCCCGGAACAATTCGAAGATAATGTACTATACGCTTTGCATACTAATCTAGGAAGTCTAACTGTTCTTGATAGAATGACTGGCTTTGGCTACAGGGATACTGAGACAGGGTATAGAGATATGGAAGGTAATTTCTGGTTAGCTTTAGGTATGCAGGATGTTAGAAAAAGTAAATCAACTACGATGCAAGAAGCTATCGATTGGGTAAAGAAAAATGCAAATAATTATCTCGGAGTCTAATAAATTTTATTTAAATACTTGTGTAAAAAATAAACCTTCTGTATAATAACCACATCAATTAGAAATTCTCTGATTGAATTAAAACCAACTTTGAGGACTCCAAAATGACCGAAGAAAACACAAACGTAGAAGTAACCGAAACTCCAATTAAAGCAGTTGTTTCAAACATCGTCACTATGGAAAATGGTGAAAACATTGATTTCGGTAAATCTGGTAAAATAAAAGCATCATATGATGTTGCAACATCTACTATTACTTTCAAAACTGTTGTTGGTTCAATCATCAACTACGTTGTAGATGGATTAGATAATTTATCAGACTTTCAAAAAGAAGTCTACCTATACGGCGTAATGGAGAAAATTAAATCTACTCTTGCACCAACTAAAATAGAAGACCTTGAGGCAAAGATAAATAAACAGATTGAAGAAGTTAAATCTGGTGTGTTTACTACAAGAACAATGGATAGTACTGTAGAACTAAGCGATTTTCTAAAAGCTTTTGCTATTATTAACGCTACACAGAGATTATTTACCCCTATGGGTTATGTTGATGTTGCAATGCCAGTAGAAGCTTTAAAAGTTACTGAATTACAACCACATTGGGTTAATGTAAATAATTCAGAAGTTATTAAAGAAGTATCAGATTTCTGGACTGCATTGCCTAAAGGAGAAAAATCAGCACAAAGAGGGAATAGCTTTGTAAAAGCACAACTTAGTTTCATTGAAAATAACCTTGTTACCTTGTAGACTCTAAATTTAGGACTATATTTAAGATAGACTTTAGTATTATCAGTGAGAATAGTGTGCGGCAACGCTTCTGTGCATTACACTGGATTACTAAAGTTTCCTCTTTGAAAGCCTAGAAGGTCTAAAGTTTTGGAAGATAGCGTACAGGGTACAAACAAGTCTTGAAAACTTGGCTAACCGAAAGGTTAATGGTTCGATTCCTTTATCTTCCGTATCTATATTGCCTATGTGCAGGGAATGGTTACTGACTGGACTGCAAATCCGGTGATGCTGGTTCGAATCCAGTCATAGGCTCCAATCTAGGAGAGTTACGTTAACGGTAAACGGACAGTTTGCTAAACTGTTGACCTAATGGGTCTTATAGGTTCGAGTCCTATACTCTCCGCCACCTTCCTCTAATCCCATCCGTTTCCTAGTATCGTACAAACTAGGTCAACTTCATTCTATCTTACAGATTCTACCTACAACTACACAACTTCATTATATAGTATTCCGCTCACATCTTCCCTCCTTCCGGCGACCCAGCCGCATTAATCCGCTCACTGCCCGCATTACCCGATCACTACCCAAAATCCCTTTAAATTCCGGTAAAATACGCCTCACCACGCCCCGATCTACCCACACCGCCCTACCACACAGGCCTACAAAATCGCCCCGCAAACCTCAAAATCTAAATAACACCGTTTAATTAAATCGTCTGGCGACCAACTACACTAATAGCATATCTTCCGGCGACCTGACTTCGTTATATACTTTCACTCCTTCTGGCGACCTAGGGTTATTAATACATGTACATGTGCCTGTATACCAAGGCGGTTGGACAGCAGGTGTAAATGAGGAGGATGCGTTGAAGCCGTGGCGGAGATGATGTCAGGGAGTGGTATAGATGAATAGAAAGATGATGTCAGGTGTCCAGCTCAGGGTATGATATAGATGTCAAGCTAGTCAGGTAGGGCAGGGCAGGGTAGGTAGGGTAGTATGATAATCTTGTTTGCATGTATAAAAAAAAGATTGACATTGCTTATAGATTTGATCTAAACTATGTCCAACTTAAACAGATTTACACGGAGAGACTCTCATGAAAACTTTACTTATACTTGCTATCATCATCTCTACTCTATTTGCATGTAATGCTCTTGTAGAAAGTTTTAAAGACAGCTTGACATCTCATATAGAGATAGTTGAGAATAGCACATCAAATTTATAACAATTGGAGAAGGAAATGAAAAGAGGAGAAGCAATCGATGCTATAATAGCTATGGCAGTTGATATGGTCGTAATATCAAAACTAGATGATAGACATTTAACGGAGTTTTATATCTTTGTACAATCAGAATTTTTAGCAACTGAATTAATACGTCGTTTTAACGGGTCAGAGTTAGTTGACCATTTTTACCAACGGTCATTTAGTAATTTGAGTTATTTAAACTACGGAAATAGGTCTATGTGTGTTATTGGATTTGATAGAGTCGATAGAGTCGATTAGACTAATCAAGTTATAGTTGTCTCGACTATAGCTTGATGCAATCTAGCATCGAAGGCAATAATGCCAACTAATTTACAAGGTGAATACAATGACTACTCAAACACAAACATCATTAGATTTTTTCAAAACCTTCTATCGTGTAACTAACGACGACGGACGGCTTAATAGCCTTGCAGTTGCTCAGTGTGCAGCTCTCGATACTTATTACACAGAGTTATCATATAATGATAACATCCTCACTGCACGGCGTGTATCAGATGGTACAATCGAGACACTATCCCCTATTCGCTTACTTGGTCTCGTATCTAATGCTGGTGCTAAAATACCGGCTTTTGAAAGTCAATTCTGGAAAGCTGGTGCGGTTAACAACAAATTTAAACCTTTAGATGGTACAAAACCTTCTGAAGTGAGTACCACTCCACTTATCGGCCACTACCTAACCGCTGAAGCATTCGAGCGGCAGTCTTACATAGAATTACTTGATTTAGTGGAACTTGTTACAGTGATTAAATCATTACGTGATACTGATACTAAAGCGGCTATATTTGCACGCTTGCAGGATGCAATATCACTACCATCCGATAGACAGGCTGCGATTGATGAGGCATACCGCAAAGAAGCTGGTGTACAAGCTGCAATGCTTGCGCTTACACCTTACCTTGAAGCACTAAAAGCTTCTAGTGATAAATCCCTTACAGGTTGCGTGCGTCTTGATCTGGACCCAGATGCTACTCAAGCACTGCAAACCTTAACTAATAAAGATAATGGTATGTATCCGCTAACCTCTATCAATGTCCAACCTGCTCGCATGGACGGATTCATTCAAGTATCACCTGCGAGATACTTCCTCACCCTATCTATAAAAGACTAAGTCTTTGCTTCAACAACTATAATAGGTGGGATACATTCCCACCTTGGAGGATCGATGTACTTACCGAAATTTAACCGTGATAGTGTCTTACTGATACTATCGTATATTATCATCGCGGCTATCCAAGCCGTTGTCATTGTAGGATTCCTGTCATGATTATTTTAAGAAAGGTCAATCAAATATACCCTGTTTACAAACTGTATCATCATCTTACAGGGGCGGTCTATCTTTGTAGTCAGCTAGTTGACGGCTTGCCAGGGTACCGTCTTATTATTGCAGACGTGTACAAAGTGCATGCTTACTTTGACACTATACAGTATGTTTGGATTGTTCAATCAAATAGTGTGACTCTTGTACAATCCTTGCTTGCTGGTCAACAATTCATCGTAACGGAGCGTGTATTATGAATCTTAAACAGATAAAGTCACTCTTCAGTGATTATGCAAAGCATATACAGGTTGATCGTAAACAGTTGTTTATCTGTTCACAACGAATCCCTAATGATTCAGGGTATAATAAAATCCTTGTATCATATCGTATGATAGTAGGTTACTATGATGATGTACAAGCTTGCTGGGTGCTTACTCGTGAGAAGTATTCTCGTACAACAAGTAAGCAAATCACACAATTTGCGCGCTGGCGTAATGTTATCTACGTAGATAGTCTTTGATTGTTTCACATGGAACACAGTATGTTGTTAAAATAATTCTTGACATACTCTGTCATTTGCGATTATCCTATAGTCAAGTTAAGTCAATCCTGATTTATACAACTGGAGATACCATAATGTCATACGAATCATTTAAAAATGCACTTACTTACATCACTGTACCAGTTTCTAGTACAATCATTGAGCGCTCAGATAATCGTTGCTATGATAGCCTTAAGCGTGTCTGCATCGATCATACAGTCAAACAAGCAAGATACACGCTTAATGCTGGCAATCTGCAAAGGTTAAATCAAGTTTATATTAAACTTGCAAAGGTACATGGAGCAATATCATGTACAGATGACAAACACTTTGCTCATGCAATACTTGAGATAAACTTTAGATAGCTTTAACAACCTTGCCAAGGATGGCACCTTTATCTAGCTGTATGGTCGGTAGACTAGAAAGGTACTACCTGGATGTTGAAACTGTATGCGTAGTGTAACTACAGCGACCAAGCGTATATATTAAATTTTCCTAGACGAAGACTAAATAAGCTATGCTTATAGAATAGAGGAGGCTTTGCCTCAGAATAGCTTATGCTAGATAGAGGATAGATTAGCTTTATATAGCTATAGCTACTCTTTTCACCACCCGCCAAATGTAATTGCAAATTACAATGGTAGTAGTGAAAGAAAGTGTTAAATTTCAACGACTTAAGTGCAAAAAGGTGTAGGGTTTTTCCCAAAAAGGTGTACGGTTTTTCTGAAATCAAAAACCATGCCAACTTTTAACCTATGCCACTATATAATTTAAGGTGTATTATTAACTTGCTTTACCTTACACCTTAATATAAAATAAACAAAGCACTCAGGAGAATATATGGAAACTGAAATAAAACTTCACCATAACGCTATAGCGATATTTAAAGATATTGAGTTATACTCAACTAGGTTTATTAACTGTTGTCTCTTAGGGACAGGACAAGGGACTAAGTATGGAGAATATGACTACTATCCGGTGAATATATATAAGTATAAAGAAGTATGTAATCTGACACTGTCAGAGGCTTATGAAAGTGCTTTCAACATGGCAACAAAGTTAAATGAGATAAAGTTAGAGTTGAAGTTGGTTGATGGAAAGACGTTGGTGACAAATTTGATACATGGGATTGTTTACGAGAAAGAGAAGAATGTACTCTTGATAAACTGGAACAAGGACTTTATTCCATTGATTTCAGGTAATATGCTTAAAGGAACTTTTCTTATGGCAGATATAGCAATGATAGAGGTACAGAGTACGCATAGATATGCAATGTATTTGCTTATACAAAAATATCTATGGAAGCTTGCCCGTGAGAGTAGATTCTTTCTAGGAAAAGGAGAGATTAGAGAACAATTAGGATTAAAGGGTAGTGAGTATAAACAATTCAAGGAGCTTCATAGAAGTATAATTAAACCGACGTTGAAAGACATGTATAATAGGATTGGAGTTAGTTTGAAAACTAAGGTAGTAGGAGATAGAGTTGAGTTTACACATGTATGAGATAACAAAGGAAGATTTACTCGGAAAATTCCCATACTCTAAAGTCTTGCAAGGAAGCTATGGGAATGAAAAAGCTTATAGAGCTTTTAAACCAAAGGTACAGAGTATATGTAATAAGTTTAAGAAAGGAAAGGAGAGTTTTGAAGCTTGTATTATGCTCATAGACATAGAGTTAATAAAGGTTATGGAAGGTTTTCCTGAAGACTTTCCAAAAGATGAAGGATGGTATGATAAGAAATTACGTTTTGATGGGGCAGAGGTAGAAAAGAAACTAAATAGACATGGATTGAATGTAGAGATATGCAAGGTATGTAAAGTAAAATTAGAGGCTAGATATAGAGAGGTTAGAGAAATTGAGGGAATGAAATGGGTTATTCATAAAAGATGTATGAAGGAGAAGGTGAGATATGAGTAAGGTATATGTGATTGGGGATTTACATGGGAATTGTCTTCCAGACAGTAGGTATATCTGTGTAAGTGCTGAGAGAACAGGGCTAAGGCCGATTGAGTTGGAGAGTTTGGGAGAGATGAGATGAATGAGAGGCTATATAAACATATAAAGACAGGAAATTTATACAAGGTTCTCTACAACGCTATTGATTGTACAAATAGTAGAGATGGTGTAAGAGTTATTGTGTACTGTAAGATTGGTGAAGAAGATAAGGTATATGTACGAGATGCGAAGGAATGGGAAGAAAAGTTTAAACGAGAGGAGATGAAATGATGAAGTATCAGAGTGAAATGTTGGGGACTTGGAAGAGATTGAGAGAGGAACAGAGGAAGATGGAGAGAACGGAAGCAGAAAGCTCTAAAGGTCCTAAGTGGAAAAAATCTCCCAAAATTGTGAAGGATAGACTAAAAGTATTAGATAAGATAGGTAGTACAAAGGAAGTTACAGATTTATCTGCTTGGAGGGATTTTGAGATAGATGGGTTTGAGTTTGAGAAGAGTGATGTAGTTGTTTGGTTTGTGTTAGTAATCGTGACGTTGGTTTGGTTGGGAGGAGGAGGAGGATGATACTCCTCAGACATCTAGCAGAAATAGTGTAAGTCCTAGTTCTGCGAGAAGATCATACGGAGGAGTGTCTGAAACAATACCTGTTGAGATTAACCCTATACAGTCTGAAAGAGTCGCAAAAGACTTTACAATATTATATAGAGTATTTGCATTGGTCATAAAAGGAATAACTCCATCATCTATCCATCCACTAGAGATGTAATAGTGGATGTTTCCAGAAAAATCATATACAGGTACTTGAAACATACCTGCACCATGTATAGGAGATAGAATTATAGCAGCTCTACGTGCAAGGTCTACATAGTTTGGATCAATTAATATTACTTTTTCAACATTCATAAGGTTTCCTTAATTATTCGTAACTGTCCAACCACGACCTTGTAGATTTGTCTTTGCAGTTAGTCCTGTTGCTGAAGGTGTAGAGTTTGTTCCACCAGTAAGATTTAATGTACCATTACTTGTACCTGCGGTATCGATTGAAACAAGGATATTATCTACACTTGTCTGCGTAAGCGCACATCCAGTAAAGGCAGATGAAAAGTTTGTACAACCAGTTGCATCAAACATATTAGCTGGAAAAGTTGCTAGATTTGTACAACCATTCCAAGCCGTTGAACAAGATGTTACGCTCGTAGTAGTTAGTAGAGGAAAAGACGTTAAAGAAGTATTTCCATCACACATTCCCGAAAAAGAAGTTGCAGAGGATGTATTTATACTAGGGAAACTTGTTAAAGAAGTCATTCCTCTAAATGCACTAACAAAATTAGTTGTAGAACTGGTAGCAAAAACAGGAAAATTTGTAACTTTAGCAAAAATATTTCCAGAAACGGTTCCTCTAAATATATTTGATATGTTTGTTTGTGACCTATATGCACTTATTCCAGCAGGACCACCACCTATTGATTTAAAATAAGTATAACAACGCTCTATTTCTGCACAACTCATTTCTCCTTCTCTGATTATAATTCCGACAATATCAAGTACAGGTGCATAAAGTCCTCCTACAGTATAAGTACCAGCAGGAATTGACACACCATGTGCTAGTGTTCCCAACGTAGTTGCATAAATCATAGTTCCTATAATACCACCAGTTGGTACTGTGAAACTAATAGTGTCATCAACCCTATCAAGTGTGACACGAGAGGGACTTATTTGATAAGTAGGTCTTGCTGCGGAAGTAGCTTGTGTGCCATTAATTGCGTTTGTAGTTAAGTCAGGGAAAAAACCTACAGGTTGTGCAGCTCCATTTACTGGCGTAGTTACCGTACTATCCTGATAAAGACCTGTAGTTTTTGCAAACTGCCACCAAAGGCCTTTCTGTCCTCTTTTAAAAAGGTTTTTTGGAGTCCATGAGGATTTATTCGGATACATTAAATATCTCTTGTATGAATAGTAAGGCGACTAACACCAGCAGATGTTGGTGTATAAGCTCCGACTGTCTGCAAAATCACGTACAGACTTGTACTAGAGAGTGTGATTTGTTTTCCAATACAGTCGTTGTCAATAAAGAGTGTACTTCCTTCATCAATTGGAACGCCAATACGAACTTTACCAAGGTATTTTCCCCTATCCCCTGAAGGTATGTCAAAGACAGCGTTATCTGCAATTGCTGTAGGAGAGGCATTGTATAGTCTCACATCAAACATATCCATACCAGAGGGTCTAGCTGACTCATCTACTTCGTATTCAATTGATGTAATCTCTACTTCTCCAGCAGCACGAATCATAGAGGCAAAAGTAAAGATAGCAGAACCGTTTGTATCACCAATTACATCACCTGCTGTGTAAGCAGTAGTATTACTTGGACGTGTTATTGTAACTGTTGCGCTATGTCCGTTTGAGCTATTAGTTACAGTACCAATAACTTTTGTTGTTTCTGCTGAAAGTGTAGCTGCAACAGGTATAGAAGATTGGTCAGACGGAAGCACAACTTTTAAAGAAGTTGCCATTGTACCTTGACCAAGGGCTGTTGGAAGTAGAGCTATAAGAGAAGTTATTCTTTGAGCAACTCGTTGCAAACGTCCATTAAGACCACTACTTGCAGTGTCAGTTCCAGGTGCAGTTTCTGTTAATCCTCCAAGGTCTGTTACAATCGTAGCTAAATTTCCTGCCTCAAGAGCTGCTCCAGTTGGAAGAGGTAAGGAAGCTGCTGATACGGCAATAGTAGATTGGTCACTTGCAACTGTGACTGCAAGACTTCCAGCCATAGTCTTCTGCCCTAGAGACGTAGGTACAAGAGCTATTAGAGAGGTTAATCTCTGAGCTACACGCTGTAGACGCCCATTTAAACCTGAACTGGCTGTATCGGTTCCAGGGGCTGTTTCAGTTACTCCTCCTACAGCTGTAATAACAGTATCTTGTTTAGTTTCTGTTGCAGGAGCTGCAATAATTTTAGCTAGAAGAGCTGCAAGAGATGTCTCTGTTGCAAAGTCCTTCGCAGCAATCGTAGATAAAGAACTATTCCCTGTGTCCTGTTTTGCTTCAGTCGCAGGAGAGGTAATAATTTTTGCCAAAATAGCTGCTGATGTTGTTTCCGTAGAAGCCCCTGTAGGTAGAGC